AGACTTACATCCACGAACTCGTGCTACAAGAGAAATACGGCATCCGCAAGGAGTTTTCAAGCCGTTACACGGACAAAGGCAACGCAGTTGAAGATGAGTCTATCTCGTTAGTTAATGATGTCTTAGATGTCAAATTTATCTACAAGAATGAGGAGTATTTTGAGAACGATTATATCAAGGGAACACCTGACGTAAACACGGAGGATGTATTGCTTGACGTAAAAAGCTCATGGGATGCTACTACCTTTCCGTTTTTTGACACCGATATACCTAATAAGGACTATTTTTACCAACTTCAGGGATATATGTGGTTGACCGGGAAACAACAATCAATGCTTTGTTACTGCCTTGTTGACACACCTATCGAAATGGTAGAGGACGAAATCAGACGTGCGCATTGGAAACTGCACAAGATTGATGAGGATTTAGAATTGCGTGAAGAGGTTGAGAGTAAACATCAATTTTCACACATACCAAAGAACCGCAGAGTTAAAGTTTTCTATGTACAAAAAGACGAACAAGTAATTGAGCAGATAAAATCTCGCATAGAAGACTGCCGATTGTATTACAATGCCTTAATTGAAATGCTATGAACCAAGAAGTAAAAGACCAAGTAGTTTTATCCGTGATGGCGAAGTACGCTGAACGCTCAGCAACAGGCATACGAAAATACGGAGTAACATTAGACCGAGAAGACCTGACTATCTTTGATTGGATAAATCACGCTCAAGAGGAAGCTATGGACTTCACGTTGTATTTAGAGCGCATCCGTAAAGAGATAAGCCTTGAAAAAGTTAAGAGCTTCAGCGAAGGATACCGGGAAGCAAGCAAATCAAACAAGGATAAGGGGTAAAAATTGCCACATATCTAAACACGAAATGTAACCAACAAGAACAATGAAAATAGAAATAACCCACTACGGACACAAAGCGAGCTATGAGTTCGACCACGAGGATGTAGAGCTTGAAGATTTGGTTTATCACCTTGAAAGGCTCATAAGACTAACAGGATACCATTTTGACGGAACATTAGAAATCGTAAACGAGGAGCAATGAAAATAAACGAAAAAGAATACAAGCGCAAGGCGCAGCATATTGTTGAAACCGTAGTAAAGCCACAAGTTAAAAACTACGAAAACAAGAAGCGAGCAGAAGAACGAGAATACTACGCAGCAATAGGTACAATGATACTCGTAGCCACAATAGCAATTATCTTAGTAATCAATTTAATCTATAATTTATAATGGAAAACAAAATCAACACAGGAGCAATCTTTAAGAACGACAAAAAGACGAATGAGAAACAACCTGACTACAAAGGCAAAGTAAACGTAAACGGCAAAGAAATGGAAGTAGCTCTTTGGGTAAAGCAGGGCAAGAACGGAAGTTTCTTCTCAGCATCATTCTCAGAACCATATGTTGCACCTACAGAAGAGCGCAGACCAATTGGAGATAGTATGGATGACTCACTTCCTTTCTGATATGTACATTGACGATTTAACACTCCGAAAGCAGCTTTGTAGAATCCTGCTTGTGAAAACACGAAACCAAATAGTCCAAGATATAAAAGCCAAAGGATTAAAGATGCATCAGTTTCAGTTAAACAACTTTTTACAAGGCAAAGACGTAACCTTATCAACCTTACACAAGATAGATAACTATGTCAGCAGAGAGATTTACTTAAACAATTTAGAGCCACTTTAACAGGTGGCTTTTTTAATTTTATTGCATGATTAAAATATAGTATTATATTTGTTTAGAATTTAACCAATGGATGCACTAAAAATATTAGCAGACCATCACAAAGAATGGGTAAAGATAGTCCGTTCATTTGGAGAGCAAGAACTCGCAGAGGACGTTGTACAGGATGTTTACCTGAGAATAGTCAAGTATAACTACGAGGAAAAGATACTAAAAGACGGACGACCAAACATTTCTTTGATGTGGATAATGTTACGCAACAGGGCATTCGAAATAAACAAAACAGGCAGCGTTCAGTTTCTATCATTAGACGAAGTAAGAGGAGTTGCAGACGAAGATTGCGAGCTAGATAAACACGAAGCACTTGAAAGACTACACATCAGGATACATGAGGAGATGGATAATTGGCATTGGTACGATTCAATGCTGTTTAAAGTTTACAAGGAAGGCAACGCATCCATGAGAGACATAGCTAAAGACTCAGGCATCTCACTTACTTCGATATTTAACACGCTAAAGAACTGCAAAGAAAGATTGAAAGAAGAGGTAGGCGAGGACTACCAAGATTTTACAAACCAAGATTTTGATTTAATATAACTAAAATGGCAAAAACACGAACACCAAAAAAAGCACAAGGCTTAGGAGATACCATAGAGCAAATAACTGAAGCTACAGGTATCAAGAAACTCGTAGAATTTATAGCAGGAGAGGACTGCGGATGTGAAGAGCGCAAGCAAAAACTCAACGAATGGTTTCCATACCGCAAACCTGAGTGCCTAACTGAAGACGAATACAATTGGCTTACAGAAACACGAATCCTCGAAAAGGATACCTTCAAACCAAGCGAAGTAACAAGAGTAAGAGAAATCTACTCACGAGTAATGAAAGTACGTTTAGAGCCAAGCTCATGCGCTTCATGCTTCAGAGAGATTGTATTCAACCTAAGAAAGATTTACCAAGCATACGAAGCCTAACATGAAAGTAGATAAAGTAAAAATCAGCGAGGTTAAGACCAACCCAAAGAACCCGAGACTAATCAAAGACGATAAGTTTAAAAAGTTAGTCAAATCAATACAGGAGTTCCCGCAGATGCTTGAGCTACGTCCTATTGTAGTAGACGAAAACAACATTGTATTGGGTGGCAATATGCGTTTAAAAGCGTGTAAGGAAGCAGGGCTCAAAGAAGTATATATTGTCAAGGCTGAAGGTTTAACGGAGCTACAGAAAGACGAATTTATTGTAAAAGATAACGTAGGTTTTGGAGAATGGGACTGGGATATGTTAGCCAACGAATGGGATACTGAAAAGTTAGATGAGTGGGGTTTAGATTTACCAGTTGATTTAAGCGTTCAAGAAGTACTCGAAGCTGAGGAAGATGATTACGAAGTGCCAAACGAAATAAACACGGACATAGTATTAGGAGACTTATTTGAAATAGGCGAACACCGTTTACTTTGCGGAGATAGTACGGATAGCGACCAAGTAGCTAAGTTAATGAACGGAGAGAAAGCTGATATGGTATTTACAGACCCTCCATATAATGTTGCGTTTAATGGCAGGAGTGGTAAATTTGAAGTAATTGAAAATGATGACCTACCTGAAAACGAATTCGAAGATTTAATAGATGGGTTTGTATCAATTTTAAATATACTGCAACCAAGAAACTATTATGTATGGTGTAACTGGAAGTTTTACGGAATACTACAAAGTAAGTTAGATTTTAAAGCGTGTATTGTATGGGCAAAAAATGTATTTGGTTTAGGTAGAGGTTACAGACATCAACACGAATTTTGCTTGTTTAATGGTAAAATAGATGAAGGAATTAACAATGAATCAGATTTATGGCAAGTAAAAAAAGACACGAACTATTTACATCCTACGCAAAAGCCTATTGAACTTGCTTCAAGAGCATTGAACAATCATAAGCAAGATAAATTAATTGTAGATTTATTTAGTGGAAGTGGTTTAACATTTTTAGCTTCACACCAACTCAAACGCAAGTGCTACGGAATGGAATTAGACCCACAGTATTGCCAAGTTATCATTGACCGAATGAAGAAACTTGACCCGAGTTTAGTAATTAAACGTAACGGAGAAATAATTAGAGATTAATTAGAAAGATGGCAAACGAACAAAATTTAATACCTGCACAGAAAGGCGAGATAAGAAATCCAAACGGACGACCTAAGGGTGCAAAGAACCGAAGCACAATAGCTCGTCAATGGCTTGAAGTAAATCAGTCCCTAAAGAACCCTTTAACAGGTGAGCAGGAAACAATGTCTCAGGAGGATTTGATGACCTTAGCGTTGATTAAAAAGGCTCGTGAGGGCGATGTAGCTGCCTACAAAGCATTGATGGACTCAGGCTATGGCGCACCGCTTCAGCAGGTAGAGCAAACAATAACCGAGTTACCACTATTCCCTGATGTACAAGAGGACAACAGCAACGAATAAGGTACTTGGGTTAAAGAACCGCATCAAGATTGTTCAAGGTGGCACGTCGGCTTCTAAGACGTACTCAATTCTTGCGGTGTTAATTGACAAGGCACTACGCAAAGACGGACTTGAAATTAGCATAGTAGCCGAAAGCATCCCTCATCTAAGAAGGGGAGCATTAAAAGACTTTGTTAAAATACTAAAGTGGACTAACCGATTTAATGACCAACAATTAAACAAGTCGCTACTTACATACCAATTTAAAAACGGAAGCGTTGTAGAGTTCTTCTCAGCAGACGATGCATCTAAACTGCGTGGTGCGAGACGTGACATCTTGTATATCAACGAGTGCAACAACGTGACGTTTGAGTCTTACAATGAGCTTGCTATCCGTACAAAGCGTGAGGTGTATTTGGACTTTAACCCTGCAAATGAATTTTGGGTACACAAGGAACTAAAAGACGAACCTGACACGGACTTTATAATCTTAACCTACAAAGACAACGAGGCTTTAGATGAGTCTATTGTCACACAAATAGAGAAGAATCGTGACAAGGCAGCTACGAGTTCCTATTGGGCTAATTGGTGGCGAGTGTATGGTCTAGGTGAGGTAGGTAGCCTTGAAGGAGTGGTCTTCAACAATTGGAAAGAGATAGACACCATACCAAAAGAGGCGAAGCTAATAGGCATAGGACTTGACTTTGGATACACGAATGACCCTACTGCTGCAATTGAGATTTACAATTATAACGGAACACGGATAATAAACGAATTAGTCTACCGCACAGGCATGGTCAACTCGGACATCGCTAAGATACTTCCGTCAGGCGTTATCATCTACGCTGATTCAAGTGAACCTAAGTCCATCGAAGAGATAAGACGTCAAGGCAAAACAATCAAAGGGGTTACCAAAGGAGCTGATTCGATTAACTACGGGATTGATGTAATGCAAAGGCAAGATTATTTAGTGACCAAGCAAAGCACGAACCTCATCAAAGAACTCCGCTCCTATTGTTGGGATGTAGATAAACAAGGTCAACGCATGAGAAAGCCGATAGACCACTACAATCACGCTATTGATGCGCTTAGATACCACGAAATGGAAGCACTAGGACTAAAATCAAACTATGGACAATACGCAATCAGATGAGTTGCCTAAAATGATTAGGGTAGTAGAGCAATACATTCAAGATTCCACCGGGAAAAAGGTTCGCATTGTGTTCAACGATGTGTTCAACGTAAGGAGGCACACTCAAATGTTGGCTCAGGCTTATGCGTATGTGTTACAAAAAGACGGACAAAAAGTTAAATAAATATGGAAGTACAAATAAACGTACCATCAAACTTAAACGAGATACCACTAAAGCACTATCAGGACTTCTTGAAAGTGCAGCAGAACTCTACTGACGAAGAATTTGTAGCTCAAAAGATGGTAGAGATATTTTGCGGAATACGATTGACTGAGGTAGCTAAGATAAAGCTGATTTCCTTGAATGAATTGATAGTGCATTTCACTACACTTTTCAGCACCGTGCCTAAATTCCAACCTACATTCAAAATCAAAGACGTTGAGTTTGGGTTTATTCCTGAGTTGGAAGAAATCAGCTTCGGGGAATATGTAGATTTGGACTCTCATTTGCAGAGTTGGGATAACTTTCACAAGGCTATGGCTGTGCTTTACCGCCCTATCAAAACACGAAAGAAAGACAAGTACGATATACACGACTACGACCCTAACATCGGAGCGCAGGACTTAATGAAATTTGCACCCTTAGACGTTTGTATAGCAGCATCGCTTTTTTTTTGGACTTTAGAAAGCGACTTACTTCAAGCTACCCTGAACTATTTGGAGAAGGAAATGAAGAAGCAGACGAACCTATCGCAGACTTTAGCGAAACAACTCAATTTAGCAAACGATGGGGATGGTATCAGTCACTTTATGCAATCGCTCAAGGAGACATCACAAAATTTGACGAGGTTGCCAAATCAAGACTTACTCGGTGTCTCACCTATCTCACGTTTGAGAAGCAAAAAAACGAAATTGAACAACGACAACTCCAAAGACAACTAAGACGATGACAGGATTTTATAGGGTATTAGAGTTAATTAAATGGCATTTTGATAATGACCCTTTAGTAAACACTACAACGGAGGGAGACATCTTCGAGGTGGATTTAAACAAGCAGACTATCTTTCCGCTTGTCCACTTAATGACAAACAACGTTTCCTTTGAGACTAACGTAGTGCGTTACAACCTTTCGTTAATTGCTATGGACATCGTTGACATCAGCAAGAAGGCAACTACTGACGTTTATGTAGGCAACTCAAATGAACAAGACGTACTCAACACGCAACTGGCTATCTTAAACCGCTGCTACGACATGATGTTACACGGTAACCTGTGGGATTTAGAGTTTGTTGTAGATGGTAATCCAACGTGTGAGCCTTTTACTGAGCGATTTGAGAACTACCTTGCAGGATGGACGATGACATTCGATGTGTTAATTCCAAACGAGATGACCATTTGCGAGACTGACGGATACTCTCCGTTTTGTCCAAGTGCAGAGGTTAGAAACACGGACTCAAGTTATACAGCATCAGTTGTAAGCGGTGGCACTTTGATTTTACCTGACACAACTTTCAACGTACAAATAGACGGAACCCAAGTAGCCTCTAATACTTACCCAACATTAAGCACACAAACTATTAATTTGATATGGCAGTAAATATAAACGTACCATCACAGGTCAGAACCTTCGCTAATTTAGCCGCATTCCCTGCCTCAGGGAGCTTAAAAACTATTTACATAGCAGAGGACACCAACAAGACGTATCGTTGGGATGGCTCAACATATGTAGAAATATCTGCAAGCGCAGCAACAAGCTTAACCATAGGCACTACACCGATAGCTTCGGGTACAATAGGTCGGGTATTGTTTCAAGGTACGGGGAATGTGTTACAACAGAGTTCGTCTTTATTTTGGGATTCAACTAACAACCGCTTGGGGATTGGTACGAATACACCTGTTAATAATTTACATATCAATGCTTCAAACGATGTAGCAGTCATAAGATTAACAACAATAGGCACAGGTTCTACGCTTACTGATGGTTTTGCGTTTGGTTACGATGATACTTTAGGAGGGTTAATTATTAACCGAGAAAACACTCCATTTGGACTATATACAAACAATACTGAAAGGCTACGCATATTTGCAAACGGCAACATCGGCATAAACACAACAACCGATGCAGGCTTCCGTTTAGACGTCAATGGAACTGCGAGGGTGCAGACAAGCCTCTTACTTGGTTCGTCTTCAATTAGTGCGAGCGCATATCCATTGCAAGTTGTGGGTGGCGCAGGTGGTTCAGCTTTATTTTCAAATACTACAAGGACACAAGCCTTAAATATCAACCTAACAACGGCTAACGAAACACGAATTTACACAGATTATTTTCTAACGGGAGCAGACCAAAAGTTAATACTTGGAACGTTTGCAAATAGAGCTAATCAACTCGTTCTAAATACAACAGGTAACGTACTCATCAACACAACCACAGACGCAGGATTCAAACTTGACGTTAACGGGGCAGCTAGGGTACAGGGTAATTTCGGTGTTCCGACAGGTTTTTTGATATCGCTAAACGGAGTAGCAGGTGGTAATGAATTAATATCAGGTGGAAATAGTTTCTTTCAATTTAGAGGTAGAGGTTCAGCTTTTCTAACTGCTTTTAATGGTGGCGGCGGCGAATCTACCGCAGGTGTTCAAATTGGATTTAGTTTGCCATATAATGGCACTCCACCAAATTTATCTTCTGCAATACTTGAAATAACATCAACAACTAAAGGCTTCCTTCCACCACGAATGACCACAACACAAAAGAACGCAATTGCTTCACCCGCAGCGGGATTGGTCGTCTACGATAACACGGATAACAAACACTACGGATATAACGGAACAACTTGGAACGCATTTTACTAATTAACTAAAAATATGAAAACACAACCAACACAAGGCGTAGCAATCGAGCCGATTGAATACCCACTAAACGCAGGAACGGCAACGCAATTATCCGTTTTAGTTCTTAACTTTACAACTGAGGCAACCACTTGCACAACGTATTGGCAGCTCCTAACTGAAGACGGACTACAACTTTCGCAAGGTAACTACACTTTGACTGAGGAAGAGTTCGCATCTTGGGGTACTGACAACAACTACGTTAACGAGTGCGTTGCTCAAGCAATCGGAGTTACAATCCTGTAAAAACACGAACCATGATAACGTTAAATGAAGAACAAGTAAAGCAGTTAGAAGCAATCCTCGCAGAAATGCCTATGAAATTTGGAGTGCCGATATTAAACATTTTGAACGCTGCTGCTAAGGCGGAAAACACGGATGCAGAAGAGTGAAGTACAGCAGGAGTTAGAAAAGTTTAGAGACTATGTAATTAGTCAGTCAAGGCGTAATTTGTCAAGGCTGAAAAAGAACTCATCTAAACGCTTGTATCAGTCTATCAAGGGTGATGTAAAAGCAATGCCTAACTCTATCTCTATTCAGTTCTACATGGAAGACTACGGAGCGTTTCAAGATGCAGGGGTGTCCGGGAAGAAAAAGAAGTACAACACACCGTACTCCTATAAATCTAAGATGCCCCCACCGAAAGCGTTTGACAAATGGATAGTGCGCAAAGGCTTATCACCTCGAACATCAGGCGGTCAGTTTAAAAGCCGCAAAGGTTTGTCTTATGCAATTGCTCGCAGCGTGTTTATGAACGGCATCAAACCAAGTTTGTTTTTTACTAAGCCATTTGAGGCTGCTTACAAAAGATTACCTGAAGAACTTGTAGAAAAATACGGGTTAGATGCGCTAAAATTATTCAACCAACAAATAGACCAAATTAAAAGTAATGGCTAACATAAACGCAAGGAGTCCATACATCGTAACAATAAACGAAACAGGACAAATAGAAACGAAATTAGAAATATATCTTTGGAACGGCACAGGCTCAATGCCTGCCTCGCCTCAATACACGCTTTCTAAGCTCATTCCGTCCTCAAACAATCCTGCAACTTACTACGATGTCTCTCCGTTCATTAGAGAGTACATTTCACACGCTGCACTTCAGACTATCACAACGATAATTACCGCAACCCCGAGTGCGCAATGGTGCAACGTAGGCTTAAAGCTATTTAAGAAAGTGACTACTTCGTTCATTCAGGTAGGCTCAACGCAAACGCATTTTGGTTTAGACGGCTATGGACTATATTTAGATGGTGGGAATCCTGCTTTGGGCAACTACTTACTCAGCTCATCAACCTACACTTACAACTACGATTTATTAGGTGAGTACGGATGGTTGACGTTATACACAGGCAGCGGCAACTCGGTGAAATACACGAACCTTGCAACCGGTGGAAGCTCAACAACAGGATTGACTAACAACGTTTGGAGAGACATTCCTAGAGTACGCTCAGGATACGCTGCTGATGGCAACCGCTTAGAAATAATTGACGGCAGTTCTAATGTACTTTTTTCGGCTACGTTTGTACCAAAACAAGAATGTAAATACACACCTGTTCAGATTGACTTTGTAAACAAGTTTGGCGCATGGCAACGTGAGTGGTTTTTCAAAGCATCTTACAACGGATTGAACGTGGAAAACACTGAGTATAATTTGATGCCTGTTACCTACCCTTCATACGATACAAAAGAAGGTCAGAGAAAGGTCTTTAATGCTAACGGCAAGGAAACTATCCGAGTAAATACTGATTGGGTTTCTGAGAGCTTTAACGAGGTCATTAAACAAATCATGTTGAGCGAAAGAATCCTGATTGACAAGAAAGCTGCCAAGCTAAACACGAAATCCGTAGACCTAAAGAAATCTATCAACTCTTCTTTGATTAGTTACGAAATGGAATTTGAATACGCATTTGACACCATCAACTCAGTATCCTAATGAATAGAAGCGTAACAATATACATCGAAGGTCAGCGCATTGAACTCTTCAACGATGAGACTATCAACGTAACTTCGTCAATTCAAAACGTCAAAGATTTATCCTTAACCTACACGGACTTCTCGCAGGGGTTTACCGTGCCTGCAAGTGCACACAACAACGCTATCTTTGAGCATTGGTATCAGTCAGATGTCAACGCAACTACTGACCCAAACCTACGCAAAGACGGATACATTGAGATAGACTTAGTAACCTTCCGCAAGGGCAAGATACAACTTGACGGAGCTGTAGTTTCAAACGGCAAACCATCAGCTTATAAAATCACTTTCTTTGGAGAGGGTGTAACGCTTAAAGATTTATTCGGAGAGGACTTGCTGTCTGATTTAGATTACACGGCATATTCCCACGAATATACCTCTGCTGCAGTCAAAGCAAGGATAGAAAACTCAACTAACCTTTACGATGTAAAGTGGCCGCTAATCACGTCTAATCGAATTTGGCAGTATCAATCTACTACGGTAAACGCTCCGCTTCCAAATTGGTTAACAGCAACTCTAACACAAAACGACATTCATACAAATTCAGGAGCAATAGATAAAAACGAATTATTCCCTGCGCTTAGAGTTACTAAAATACTTGAGGCAATAGAAAACAAATACGGCATTACTTTTAAAGGCACGTTCTTAAACGATGAGCGATTTACCAAGTTGTTTTTATGGTTCAAAGGCAAAGAGAAATTTTATAATTCTTCAGCTCCGTATCAAATAGATTTTACAAGCGTCACTCCATCGTATACTACTTACGATTTAAGTTCCTATGTTAACCTTGCAAATAACACCGTAAGCATTCAGTACATTGACCCGGATGTTATTTACCATCAGCTTGGTGTCTCAATAACTTCCGTGAGTACATCAGACCCGTATTACATTTACTCGCTTGTAGATAATGAGTATTGGCTTGAGCCATTAGACGATTGGTATAGCAAAGGCGCAGTTGTTGACATTACACAACACACGGACGTTACCACTATCGAAATGGAGCGCATGCCGTTGTACAAAAAGATTCAGTTTAAATTTGAAGACTCTGAGTGCTTTTTGAATAAATACTTTGCTCAAACATTCAATCGTAATTACGGAGATACAACTTATCAATACAATTACGATGGTGGCGAGTTCACAATTGACGTGCCATTTGAAAATCTACTCCAAACTAAATACAACGGAACGCAGCAACTGCAACTTGGCTACTCTTTAAATTCTTCTTTTTCTCCGTATATACCAAAGCCTGTGCTGCTTTATCAGTACGATAATCAAACTACTGATTTTAAATACAAAAACGATGGTGGCGGTCATTCAACAATCACTACATACACACCATTTGGTCAGGACTTGTTATTTAATACGGAAAACACTACGTTAAACTTTGCGCCTGAGACATCAACGCTTTTAAATACACCGGTTCAAAACACGCAGTTCAGTCAGTATTACTTCAGCTATTTGTACAACCTATACAACCTAAAGCAGCGATTGGTCAACGTAAAAACGAATCTTCCAACAAGCCTAATTACAAACTTGCAGCTCAACGATAGATTAGTAATCAGAGACAAGCGATATATCATCAACGAAATGCAGTCTAATCTAAATACAGGTGATGTAGACTTTCAGTTGTTACTTGATTTCAGACCGATTATAAACTCAACCGTACCGCAACCAAAGACATCTACTGCCGGTGGAGATGTAAACTATGCAGTCAATTTACCAAACGGAGCATATGAGGCGACTTTATCCTCAGAAAACTCAGATGTAACATTCTCAGTAAATCCTGTGGAGAGCTCGCAGATTATTCAAATAGGTATTCCTGCAGGTTCAGCAGGCACGGTTTATACAATTCGCATCACTTATAGTTATATAAATGGAACTTCTACTGAAGAATTCTTTAACATATTCCAATGATACAACAAATAATCACCATGCTGCAGTTAGATGATTTCTACGGAAACACGGAAACCATTGACATCGCTAAAGGTAAACACAAGCTACACACGT